TCACCGCGATGAAAATTAGTAGCGGAGGTAAGGTTGGTATTGGACTGCACCCTGATAATAATGTTTTAGAGGATTTTCATGTAGGTGGTAGTGCAAGAATAGACGGAGACTTTTTTGGTAACATTGGTAGTAATACATTTGCAGTTAAATCTTCTACAAATAATGTTGGTATAGGAACTAGTGCTCCTCCTGCTAATTATAAATTAGTAGTTGCTGGAGATTCACGATTTACTGGAAGCGGGGTATTTGGAGCAACAGCAACAACAGGTAATAAAGGATTACAGAAACACTATTCCTATAGTGATGCTGGTGCCTTTCGACTTTTCAGAACTAATTCAGCCGCTAATAGTATTACAATGAAATACCAATCTTCTACGAGTAATGAATTTGTAATTACTCAGGTTGGTTCATCAAGTGATGTTATTAGATTTAATACTGACACCACTAAATTGGTTTCTAATGTAGAGATTGGTATTAATGGAAATGCTAAGAGTCTACTAATTCGTGATGGTCGAGATTCATCAGACGGACTTCGGTTTAATCATAGCGGTGTTAATGATGAAGTTCAAATGGGAATGTATGGTTCTTATGGTCATGTAGACCAAGGAAGGTTTAAAATAACCCATAAAAATTCTAATGATGCAAACACAACTGTATTACAAATAGAGAAGAACGGAACACAATTACAAATTTTGAAACCTACCAAGATTAGTGGACAACTTAATCTTGGAAGTGTACCAGAATACGGTTCTAACGCTCTTGCAAAGGCTGGGGGTCTCGTCGACGGAGATGTTTATAGAACCAACGAGTTTTTAAAGGTAGTGTATAGTTAATATTGTAAATCTTATAAATAGTCTATATGGCTATTGTAAACTCAAGACAAAAATTGATTGATTATGCTCTTCGTAATCTTGGTGCACCTGTAATTGAAATTAATGTTGACGAAGATCAAATCGAAGACAGAATAGACGAAGCAATTCAATTTTACCAAGAATATCATTCTGACGCCGTAGTTAGAACGTACAGAAAACACAAAGTTAATGAGTTCGTTGACGATGTTACTAATAGGTATATTACACTACCTGATAACTTTCTATTTGTAAATAGAGTCTTTCCATTTAGTAATGCACAAGAAGGCACAAGTTTATTCTCACTAGATTACCAATTGCATCTTCAAGACGTTTATAGTTTGAGACAGCCGGGCATGTTGGTCAATTATGAAATGACAAAACAATATATGTCAATGATTGATAGAAACATTAACGGAATGCAAGAGTTAACAACTTTCTCACGCCATCAAAATAGACTTTACATCGAAACACAGTGGGGCCAAACAATTACTGCGGGACAGTATATTATCATAGAAGGCTATGAAACAATTGATCCAAATTCATACACAGATGTATATAACGATCGCTTTTTAAAGAAATATGCAACTGCTCTGTTGAAACGTCAGTGGGGTTTAAATTTAATTAAATTCGAAGGTATGCAACTTCCTGGTGGTGTAACTTTAAATGGTCGTCAAATTTACGACGATGCTGTGCAAGATATTGAAAAGATTGAAGAAGAAATGCAGTTAACTTATGAAATGCCTGCTGACTTCTACGTAGGATAATGATATGCCAAGAAATCCGTATTTTAGTTTAGGTACAAAATCTGAAAAGAATTTGTACGAAGACATAGTAATCGAAGGTTTAAAAATCTACGGTCACGATGTCTATTATTTGCCTAGAAAGATTATTAATACAGATGGTATTTTTAATGAAACAACTCTGTCTGAATTTGGTGATTCGTTTGTAATTGAATCATACATAGAAAACGTTGATGGATTCGAAGGTGAAGGTGATTTACTTTCAAAGTTTGGATTAGAGATTCGTGACCAAGCAACATTAGTTATTTCAAATAGACGTTGGGAACAATTAGTTGGAAGATTTCTTGAAGATACAACCCAAGTAAGACCGAATGAAGGTGACTTAATTTACATTCCACTTGTAAATACATTATTTGAGATTCAATATGTGGAAGAAGAAACACCTTTCTATCAACTTCAAAATCTACCTGTATTTAAACTTAAGATTGAAGCCTTTGAATATTCTAATGAAGCAATTGATACAGGTGTTGAAGCAATTGATAAGTTCGAAGAAACATTTGGTTCTCGCACAAGAATCAACGTGAGTAGTGTGGTAGGTACACACCTTGTAGGTGATGAAATAGAACAAGCAAGAACTGATCTTAGTCCTAATACAATTATAAAAGGTGAGATCGCAGAATTTGTAAATGATACGACTTGGGATATAGTTGGTATTAATGCAGCTGATGGTTCGGATAATTCTTTTATTGCTGGTTCCATTTCAAATAATAATACGACTCCTGCAGCAACTGCGGTTATTTCAGACCCATCAACACATACACCAATAGACGATAACGACAGAAGCGCGCAGAATGAAGAGTTCGATACTATTGGAGATAACTTTATTGACTTCAGTGAACTAAATCCATTTGGAGACCCTAGAGAACCATAGTTATGTTAAGCGGAAAACATTTTTATAATCAAACACTAAGAAAGACTGTTGCAGTTTTTGGAACTATCTTTAATAATATTCTTATTAAACGTCACAACAGTGTGTCCGAGCGCGTTCCTATTTCTTATGGTGCTCGTCAAAAGTTTCTTGCAAGAATAGAACAAGAAACTCGTACAGACGAAGCAGTTGCAATTAAATTGCCAAGAATGGCATTTAATATTACTGATATATCGTATGATTCATCAATTAAATTAAACAAACAGAATAAAAAGATTTTAACAGATGCAGGTAGTGGTGCAGAGAGTTATATATTTCAAAGTGTTCCTTACATAGTAAGTATAGAATTAAATGTATTAGCAAAAACACAAGATGAAGCACTACAAATTGTAGAACAGATAATACCTACGTTCACACCAGAATATACAGTAACAATTAAAGATATGGAAGGTGTAGGTCAAAGTGTTGACGTTCCAATTACTCTTCAAGATGTTACTCTTCAAGATGACTATGAAGGTGACTACGAAACACGTAGAACATTAATTTATACTTTAAACTTTACAATGAAAATACGTTTCGTTGGTGAAACAAAATCAAGTAAGATTATTAATATTGTGGATACACAGTTCCACGATACATCACTTACACCAAAAACAATTAGTGACGACCCGCTTGAAACAGTGCGGACCGAAGTGACTAGTGATTCACCACTAACAATCATAGATACATTTGGATTTGATAGCCCATAATATAATGACACAAAAAAAGAAAGAAGACTTACTCGCAGCATTAAATAAAAATCTTCCAAAAGAAATAGAAAAGAAAAAAGATAATATAGATATCATTCAAGATACCGAGGAAGATTATCAGTATACGCGAGAAAAGTTAAAAGGTTTAGTTGGTCAATCAGAAGAAGCGATTGAGTTGATGATGGCCTTAGCACACGACACAGAGCATCCTCGAGCTTTTGAAGTACTTGGTAATCTGTTGAAAAATACTGGTGATATTACAGATAAACTATTACAGCTTCAGAAAAAGAGAAAAGAACTTACTCAAGAAGAAGCGAAGGTCGGTAATACAACAAATAATGCAATCTTTATGGGTTCAACTACTGAACTCCAAAAGTTTTTGAAAAATAAAAAGGAACAATCTATTGATGTCGAAACAGAGTGATGGTTATCTTGGTAATGCATTAGTTAAACGTGATGCTTTAAAACAGAATTTTACTGAAGAACAGATTGAAGAATACGTTAAATGTATGGAAGACCCTCTGTACTTTGCGGCGAAGTTCATTAAAGTAATTGCACCGTCAAAAGGTTTAATCTCGTATAAGCCTTATCCTTACCAGAAAAAAATGATGAAGACATTCGTCGATAATCGTTTTTGCATTGTTCTTGCCTGTCGCCAATCTGGTAAATCTATTACTTCTATAATTTATATTCTTTGGTACGCTATTTTTCATCCAGAAAAGAACATTGCAATTCTAGCTAATAAAGGTGCTACTGCAAGAGAAATGTTATCTAGGATTACTCTAGCGCTTGAGCACTTACCCTTTTATCTTCAACCTGGCTGTAAAGAATTAAATAAAGGAAGTATAACGTTTTCGAATAATTCAAAGATATTGGCCGCGGCCACATCTGGTTCTTCTATTCGTGGTTTATCTATTGATTTACTGTTTCTTGACGAGTTTGCTTTTGTTGAAAACGCGAATGAATTTTACACTTCTACGTATCCAGTAATTTCAGCCGGTGACGAAACGAAGGTTATTATTACATCAACCGCAAATGGTGTTGGAAATCTTTATCACAAATTATATCAAGGTGCAGCTCAAAGCACAAACGAATTTGTACCATTTAGAGTTGATTGGTGGGACGTACCAGGTCGTGATGAAAAGTGGAAACAAACCACAATTGCAAATACATCAGAACTTCAGTTTGAACAAGAATACGGAAATAATTTTCACGGACGTTCTAATACTTTAATATCTTCAAATGTAATACTTGGTCTAAAGGGCAATACGCCTATTGAAGAAAGAAATGGTATAAAGTATTATAGTAAACCAGAAAACGGTCACACATACATTATGACTGTTGACGTTTCAAAGGGGCGAGGCCAAGACTATTCTACATTTTGTGTGTTTGATGTCACAAATGATGAGTTTAAACAGGTTGTTACGTTTAGAGATAATTTAATCTCACCATTAATCTTTCCAGATGTTATTGTAAAAGTCGCGGGAGTATATAACGATGCTTTAGTTGTGGTTGAAAACAATGATGTAGGTCAGGTAGTGTGTAACGCAATCTATTACGAATACGAATACGAAAATACTTTTGTTGAATCAACTGTAAAAGCAGGAGGTGTTGGTGTTACAATGACAAAAAGAGTTAAAAGAATCGGCTGTTCAAATCTCAAAGACTTAATTGAGATGAGTAAAATTGATATAGTTGACTACAACACAATTTCAGAATTAGCAACCTTTGAAATAAAAGGAGCGTCTTACGAAGCCTCTGACGGTAATCACGACGATTTAGTTATGAATCTTGTTCTCTTTTCTTGGTTTATTTCTTCAGAAGCGTTTGGTAACATATCTGATTTAGACTTAAAAGCCGTGTTATACCAAGATAGAGCAAGAGAAATAGAAGATGATCTATTACCATTTGGTTTTATTGATGATAATAAGCAATCTGCTAACGTTGTAAATCCGCATCTTGATGAAATGATACAACAACGCAAAGACTGGTTAGGTCTGTAAATACCCATATTTATAAATATATACATGACGTGAATACATCTTATTATGAATTTAAACTTATTATACAACTAAAACTAATCTGAAAGGAAAATTATGGCGTTTCAAGTATCACCTGGAGTCGAGGTAAAAGAAATCGACTTAACCAATGTCATACCGGCAGTATCAACCTCTATTGGTGGATATGCTGGTAGGTTCAGATGGGGCCCAATCGACGAAATCTCTTTGATTGGCTCTGAAAATGAACTAGCAAATAAATTCGGTAAACCGAATGCAACGTATGCGCGTTCCTTCTTTGAAGGCGCATCGTTTTTACAATACGGTAATGCTCTTAGAGTAGTAAGAGCAGAAGAAACTGATGTAATCAATGCATCTAGTGGATCAAAAGCAACATCACTTAAATCTCTAGCAATTGATACTACTGCAGTAACAGAGCTAGACGCAATTAGCGATGGTGACAATATCTTGGATAACTTTTTAGTAACATCTAACGATGCTACTGATACAGTTCCTACATTGGAAAATCCATTGTATGTTATTGACACAATTGTATTAGCAGCCGCAGATTCACCGATTGGTGTAAGTAGCTCTGGTTATGTCGCAGAAGATGTTTCTTCTTTCACTATTGCTGGTAAAGCTATTAGTGTTGAAGTAGACTCTGTCAGCGGAGATGATCCAGATACTATTTCACTAACAACTCTATCTGCTGGACAGAAATTTACTGTGTCTGAGCTTAAAGGCTTGACTGCAGCAAATATGCTTAGTATTCCAACTACAAACGTAAGTGGTACTGGTACTGGTCTTAGCGTAGATATAACATTTAAACTTAGCTCAATCACAATTAGTGATGGTGGTCTTGGATTAGATGGTTCAACTCTTGCCTTCAAAGCTAATAAGCAAGATGCATCTTCTACAGAAGTAACAGTTACATCTGGTTTTACAGCAACACTTGCTACTGCTGGAGATTCTGATCTACAAATTATTAAGAATGACGATGCGTTTGATAACGTTAAATCAGGTCTTACTGATGATGTTTATTCAAGATATGCTGGTGCTCTTGGTAACAAGACTCGAGTTTATATCTTAAATAGTGTAAACTTTGGAGGCTCTTTTACTGGTGCTGATGGCAATACATTTGCTGCTGCAAGTAATTTTGATGCTGCACCTGATGCAACTAACGAAGTACACATTCTTGTTACTACAACTGCAAAAGAATTCACTGGAGATAACTCAGAAGCAACTGAATTGGTTGTTGAAAACTGGCCTTTCTTAGGTGTATCTTCAACTGCTAAAGCTGCTGATGGTTCTAATAACTATTACTCTGACGTAATCAATGCACGTTCACAGTGGATTTATGTACCTTCTGCTATTACAAACGTTGCAACACTAAGTGCAACTAACGGGACATTCGGACTATCCGGTGGTCTTGATGGTTCTGCAACACGTAATGACGGTATGGTTAAAAACGCTCTTGCTCTATTGTCTGATGCTGAAACTGTAGATGTAAGTCTTCTTTTCGCTGAGTCTGATTCCGACGGTGTTGGAACAATCAGTAATGAAGTTCTTGATATTGCTAAAACAAGAAAAGACTGTGTCGGTTTCGTATCACCTCCTGTTGCTGATACTAAAGGTATCGAAGGTGGAAATACTCTAACCAACGTTCTAGAATACAGAAATAACACATTGACATCAGGTACTGATTCTTATGGTGTAATTGGATCAACATCCTTGTACATCTACGATAAGTATAACGATGCCTTTATTCACATTGGTTCTCAAGGTCATCTTGCAGGTCTTTGTGCTAATACAGACGGTGTTGCAGCTCCATGGTTCTCACCAGCTGGTTTCAATAGAGGTAACTTCAGAAGTGTAGCTAAGGTAGATTTCAACCCAAGTAAAATTCAAAGAGATGAGCTTTATAAGGCAGGAGTCAATCCAATTACTGCATTCCCTGGTCAAGGTATCGTGTTGTTTGGTGATAAAACACTTCAAGCAAAACCATCTGCATTCGACAGAATCAACGTAAGAAGATTGTTTATCGTATTAGAAAAAGCAATTGCTACCGCAGCTAAATTCCAATTATTCGAATTGAATGATGAATTTACTCGCGCGACATTTAGAAACGCCGTAGAACCGTTCTTGAGAGATGTTCAAGGAAGACGTGGAATCACTGATTTCTTGGTTATCTGCGATGATACGAATAACACTGGTCAAGTAATTGATACCAACCGCTTTGTGGCTGATATCTTTATTAAACCAGCACGTTCAATTAATTTCATTACATTGAGCTTTATCGCAACAAGAACTGGTGTCGATTTCGCTGAAGTAGTTGGATTATCTAACGGTTAATCATATAAATAAAAGAAAGGATATACAACTATGAGTTTAAGAGTAGACGACCTAAAAGCAAAACTAACAGGTGGAGGCGCACGCCCGAACCTTTTTAAAGCAACAATTAATTTCCCTAACTATGCAGGGGGTAATTCTGACCTGACTTCATTCCTATGTAAGGCAGCTCAGTTACCTTCATCTGTCATTGGACAGATTGATGTACCTTTCAGAGGTAGACAGTTAAAAGTTGCTGGTGACAGAACATTCGAAAACTGGACTGTTACGATCATTAACGAAGATGCCTTCGAAGTTCGAAATTCATTCGAGCGTTGGGCTAACGGAATTAATGAGCACCGTAACGGAACTGGTATTTTGAATCCGGCTGATTATCAGTCTGATTTAACTATCGAGCAGCTGAACCGCCAAAACGAAACGATTAAGACAATTAATCTTCGTGGAGCGTTTCCTGTGAATGTTGCTGGCATCGACCTCTCGTACGATACAACAGACACACTTGAAGAATACACAGTGGAGTTTGCTTATCAGTATTGGGAAGCCGCCGGTGTTACCAGTTAATTAATAAGTTACTTATTTACAATGCGGGTCTCTTTTTAGGGGCCCGCATTTATTTGTATAAATAGTATTATGGAAAAGATTTCTTATGAAAATTTATTTGGAGCTGATTTAGCAAAAAGAGTTGGGTCTCGTGAAGATAGACTTGACGTTAAACTAAAATCATTTGCACCCAAAAGAGACGAAGAAGGCGCTACTGCTGTAACGGTCGGTGGTTATTATGGTCAATATGTAGACATCGATGGTACATCTGCATCTTCGGACCATGATTTAATTGTTAAATATCGCGAGTCCGCAGCACAACCTGAATGTGAACAGGCAATTAATGATATTGTTGATGCTGCAATTGTATCTAATGATGACTCAACGCCTGTTGACATAAATATGCAAGACCTTGAAATGCCTACTTCTATTAAAAAACAAATAGCAGAAGAATTTGAAAGAGTTTGTAGGTTATACAGATTTAATCGAAAAGGTTCAGATATTTTTAGAGAGTGGTATGTTGACGGTAGAGCTTATTTTCATGTAATTACAAATGAAGGTAACATGAAATCTGGTATTCGTGAACTTCGTCAGATTAATCCTTTACACTTAAGAAAAGTAAAAGAAATTAAGAAAATACTTGATCCTAAGACTAAGATTAAGATTCCAAAAACTGTTGCTGAATATTACATTTATTCAGAAGAAGGTGTTAACGCAGGTAACTCTTTAATTAGTGGAGGTGCCATGGCTGCTTCTCAAACATCTGGTGTTAAGATTGCAACAGACGCAATCATTTCCTGCCCGTCAGGTATATTTGATTCATCAAATGAAAAAGTAATTTCGCATCTGCATAAAGCAATGAAGCTTGTAAATCAATTACGAATGATGGAAGATGCTCTTGTTATCTATCGACTATCTCGAGCGCCTGAAAGAAGAATTTTTTATATTGATGTAGGTAACCTTCCAAAAGGAAAAGCAGAAGAATACGTACAATCTGTAATGGCGAAGTATCGTAATAAACTGGTCTATGATTCAAACACTGGTGACATTAAAGATGATACAAGACATATGTCAATGCTCGAAGATTTCTATATGCCACGTAGAGAAGGCGGTAGAGGTACAGAAATTACTACATTGCCTGGAGGCGAAAATCTTGGTCAAATTGATGATGTTGTTTTCTTCCAAAGAAAACTTTACAAAGCGTTGAATGTACCGATTGGAAGATTAGACCCCGAAACACAATACACTTTTGGTAGAGCATCAGAAGTATCTCGTGATGAAGTTAAATTTCAAAAGTTTGTAAATAGATTGAGAAAGTCATTCTCTTTCCTATTGCTCGATGCTTTAAGAATACAATTAATTCTTAAAGGTATTGTTAAACAGAGTGAGTGGAATCAGATTGAAGATTCAGTTTCTATTGATTACATTGAAGACAATTATTTTTCTGAGTTAAAAGAATTTGAGATTCTTCGCGAAAGAATTGAAACATTAAATACTCTCGGAGAGTTTGTTGGTAAATATTACTCTGAAAAATGGGTTAGAAATAATATTCTACGTCAGACAGATGAAGACATTGAAAGAATTGATAAAGAAATTTCAGACGAGCCTGATGAAACTGATGAGTTTGGTGAATTTGATTCTAAGCCTTCTAAAGAAGAACCACCTACAGAAAAACCAGCTGATGATAATGTAGATGAGTCAAGAATGGTAATTGAAAATGAAGAAAGAGAACAAGAAATAAAAGAAGCACAGCTAAAAATGATTAACAGTATGACTAAAATTTTAGATGAATAAATACTATCATGTCAGATGTTGAAAATCTAAATAATGCTTTCTCTACAGCCCTTTATAAAAAACTAAATAATAAGTTAGTACCTCTTTCAGAAAAAATAAATGAACTTGAGCTTGAAACTCAAAACATTTCTTTAACACCAGGTCCAAAGGGGAATCAAGGAGATCGTGGCCCACAGGGCGTAAAAGGAAACCAAGGTATACGTGGTGTTCAAGGTAAGCATGGACTTATTGGTGAGCAAGGTCTTCAAGGATTAAAAGGCGATCGCGGTGAACAAGGAATTCAAGGTATACAGGGTGTTCAAGGCGAAAAAGGTGATACTGGCCTTCAAGGATTAAAAGGAGAAAAGGGTGATACAGGACTTCAAGGTATTCAAGGCGAGAAAGGTGACGCCGGAATTCAAGGTGTTAAAGGAGATAAAGGAGATATTGGCATACAGGGTATTCAAGGTTTTCAAGGTGATAGAGGTGTATCTGGTAAAGACGGTGTTAAAGGAGATAAGGGTGACCAAGGTTTAAAAGGTGACCAAGGTGCTCAAGGTATACAAGGAGAAAAAGGCGATAAAGGAGACGTTGGGCCTAAAGGTGATAGAGGTGAACAAGGTACAAAGGGTGACACCGGAGCCACAGGTGAAGCTGGTGAAGTACCTAATGTTGAGAAAATAATCGAGCCTCTTTTTGACAAAGCAAAAGATGAGCTTACTACTATTGTTCAAAGGAACAGTAAAGAGATTAATACTTTTAAGAGTACTATTAATAACCAAGTTAGTAGTTATACCGGAGGTGGTGGTTCATCTAAATTAAAAAATTTAGTAGACGTTGATTCGTCTTCAGCAAAGATTGATGGTAGTTATCTGAAATACGATAGCGCATCTTCTAAATGGATTGGTAGTACACTCAAAGCAATATCTTTAGCTGAGACGTCTTTAGAGTTATATCGTAGTGGAGATTCGAATACAAAGATACGATTTACTGATGACGAAATGGAGTTTTTTGTTGGTAGTAAACCAGTCGCAAAGTTTACGGGTGGCGAAGGCGGCGCTCTTGACGATAACCCTGCCACAAGTGTTATTCAGTTCGGTACATTACCCGCTGACGATGGTAGCAGTGCACATCACACAGATTTTAGAGTTGACGCATCAGCAAAGATTGGGTTGTTTGTAGATGGAGAATTTGGTACCGTTGGAATAGGAACATCAAACGTGCCTGCAGATGAAAACGGCACTGCTTTAACTGTGAATGGCTCCATGAGAGCGAGTGCTAATATTAACACTAATCTATTAACAACAGACGCTTTTGCAGATTTAGATGTTTTTGCTGGCGCCGGCGCTGATTTACATCTTAAAGCAAGTCGCGGAACGGATTCGAATGGGGCACAGGTAGGTGGAACGCTCCAGCTAAGCGCTGGTCTATTATCAATGAACTCTGATGAAATAGTTCTAGGTGATGGCGGTGGATTGTCTCTTAGTGGATCATCAGCAGCGGTGAGCGTCGTAAGTGACGACGATAATTTTTCTTTCTACGCGGGGCCCTCGGCGGTACAGATGACAGGTGATTTTAAATTAATCAGTAGAGCAGCTGATAGTCCACCAAATAGTCCTTTTTCCGCCCCTGTTTTTAAAGTTGATTCAACAACTGAAAAGGTTGGTATAAACAGGGCTATACCTAGCGAAGCACTAGATGTTGATGGAAACATTAGTGCAAGTGGAAATATATTAGCATCTGCTTTCAAAGGCCTTGTTGGTGAAGATTTAAATATTAGTGGAACTGCGTCGCCGACGATCAGTCCTGGTAATGTGATTATTAGTAATCTTAAAAGTGCCAGCGGCGATATGGGTAGCATTAATTTTTTAAACGATACCAACGCTAGATTAGACCTATCAAGCGCTAATGCTAATGCGGTTCAAATAGTATCAAGCAACCTCGGAGAAGCTATATTTAATATTAATGCTAGTACTGGTAAAATTTCTAATAACGGTCTGACAGAATTTAGTAATGGCTTAATAGCTAAAACTAGTGCGCCTGATAGTCCACCGAATAGTCCTTTTTCTGCTCCAGTGTTTATAGTTGATTCATTGACCGAAAAGGTTGGTATAAACAAAGCTGTACCTGAAGAAGCATTAGACGTTGATGGAAACATAGCAGCCACTGCTATAAAAGCGCATACTCATACAGATTTAAATATTATTGGAAACATGGACTCGTTTGGAGTAGACAGGTTTGTAAATATTGCAGGCTGTAAACAGGTTGCGGGTCCAATGGGTGCACTTAATTTTTTTAACGATGGTACATCTAAATTACTCATTGGAGGTTTTAATTCTAGTGCAATTAAAGTAGAATCAACTGGCAACTTCGGAGATGTTGTATTTAATATTAATGCTGATACTGGTAAAATTTCTAATAACGGTC